AACAATACGCTACTACTGAAAGATGAAAAAATCAAAAAGGCAAAAGTACAATACGTTATGCCTACGACTTGGAAAGACACTTTTAAACTAATTAAATTGATATGGCAAACACGACAGTTGGCGTAGACGTAAATGTAAAAACGAATGTCGCAGGCTCGATAGGGGAACTAAAAGCGTTAAAGAAACAACTTAAAGAAACTGCTGCTGGTTCGGCTGAGTTTAAAAACCTTGCCAACCAAATTGATGACTTAGAAGATAAAATCAAAGGCGCGAGGCAAGGTGCTGGCGATTGGGTAGACCAATTAGCTTCCGCAGGCGGTCCTTTGGGTGCGTTAGGTAATGCGCTTAATAAAGCAAAGGTTTCTACTGTTAGCTTTGGTACTGCATTAAAAGCCACGGGAATTGGCTTAGTGGTTACGTTGGTTGCTGGCTTGGTGGCTGCATTTGCAGAAAGCGAAAAGGCTACAAAGAAACTACAACCTTTACTGATAGGTTTTCAAAAGATATTTGCTGGCATATTTGCGGCAATAGAACCCGTATTTAATGCCTTTGTAGATTTTGCGGTTGAAGCCTTACCTATGGTTACAAAAGGTATCGGTATGGCTTATTCTGCCGTTACCGCTTTTATACAAGGGTTAGGATTATTAGGTAGTGCCGTTAGCAAACTAATTAAGGGCGATTTTAGTGGTGCGTGGGATAGCGCAAAAGAAGCCGTTACAGGTTTTGGGGAACGATATGATGAGGCTAATAAAAGGTTTATCGATGGCACAAAAGAAGTTACTAAAACCGAACAAGAAGAATTAGACAAACGAAAGGAAGCAGCAGAAAAAGCCGCAGAGGAAAGAAGGAAAAGAGAAGAAGCTGAGCAACAATACCAAGACCAATTAGAGGAATTAAGAAAACGCAAATTTGAGGAAAACTTAAAGTTTGGCAAATCATTGCGTGATGCCGACTATAAACTTCGCGAGGAAGAAAGAAAAAAAGAAGAAGAAAATGAAAGGAAGTTTTTAGAAAATCGTGATAAGGTATATCAAGCGGCAATCGAAAGAGGATTGCAAAATCTTGATGGATTAAGAAAAACCGCTGAGGAAAAAAACACTTTACTTGGCGAATTGTTAGTTGAGCAGGATGTGCGAGAACTTGAAAGGCTTGATGCTGAATATAGAAGAAAATACAATTTAATAAAAGGAAATAAGGAAGCCGAATTAGCATTAGAAAAGCAATACGAGGATTTAAAAAAGAACCTTCGTATGAATGCGCTGAATAGAGAACTTACTGAATATGCATCGGCAGCCGCAAGTATATCTCAATTATTAGGGCAACAAACTGCAGCAGGAAAAGCCTTTGCTATTGCAGAAGCAACTATTAACACATATAAAGCTGCCAACCAAGTATTTTCGAAACCTGCACCTGGAGACCCAGCAACCTCATTAAGTATCAAAATTGCTTCAATGATTGCAGCATTGGCAACAGGTTTTAAAAATGTTAGAGCAATTGTAGCAACAAAGCCTTCAGCCACAGTTGGTGGTACGGCAATTGCAACCCCATCGATTGGTTCAGCACCTATCCCACCACAACCACCATTAGTAAACACAAGAACACAATTAGATGCTGCAACAATCCAACAAATGGGTAGCGCAACAAATAGAGCCTATGTTGTTGAGAGTGATGTAACTAACTCACAAGAAAGAATACGCAGGATTAACAGAGCTGCAAGATTAGCCTAAAATTCTATTTAAGATTATGGAAAAAGAATTACCGATATACAGATTAGACATAAGCGAGGATATGGATAGCAACGTAGAAGTTGACTTCGTTGCCTTAGTAGATAGACCAGCTATTGAGAAAGCATTTTTAGCTTTCCAAGATAGTTATTCGGATTATCCCGATGCCGTTAAAAACAATGCTCAAAACGCATTAGATTGGGCAGAGGAAAACGGATGGGGTTCGTGCGGTACACCCGTAGGAAAACAACGAGCCAACCAATTAGCCAATGGCGAGCCTATCAGCGTGGAAACCATAAAGCGTATGTACTCGTTTCTTTCCAGACACAAAGAGAATGCGGAAAGTTCAAAAGGCTATGGCGATGGGTGCGGTCAATTGATGTACGATGCGTGGGGTGGTGCAAGTGCTTTAAGTTGGGCAGAAAGCAAAATCAAACAAATCGAAAGGCAAAGTTTTGCTATACAAGATGAAGAAGAAAGGATTATCACGGGTGCTTTAATGCTTGCCGATACTCCTATTTACCGCAACGATGGCAATGGCGAGTACTACGTTGTTTTTAGCAAAGACACTATCAAGAAGATTGCTCAAAAATATTTTAAGAAGGGTTACCAGAATAACGTAAATTTGATGCACGATAGCGGGCAAGTGATGGATGGGGTAACGATGTTTGAGAGTTGGATAGTAGATGAGAAAAGAGGTATTAAACCGATGAAAGGTTTTGAAGATGTAAAAGAGGGTTCTTGGTTTGGTTCTTTTAAGGTTGAGAATGAGGAAGTTTGGAATATGATAAAAGATGGCAAGGTCAAAGGGTTTTCGGTTGAGGGGATATTTAATTACTCTAAACCGCAGACAATTGAAGAACAAATGATGTCGGATATCATAGAAATCTTAAAGCAAGTAGATTAGGTTTTTCATAGTTTGGTTTTAGGAAAGGGGGTGTTTCTACACTCCCTTTTTTTGTCTATATGGTAATTTGCAATGTTTGTAACTATTTATTAATAAATTTTATGACTGCACAAGAAGCACTTTTAAAAATCAAGGCGATGTTTGCCGAGGCTCAACCTCAGGTAGCAGCCGTTGCTCTTGCCGAGTATGTACTCGAAGGTGGAGCAAAAGTAATGATTGATAAACTTGAACTTGGCGGTAAGGTTTCTATTGTTGATGAATCTGGTAATGAAATGCCTGCACCTGCTGGCGAACACAAACTTGCCGATGGTACAGTTATCACGCTGGATGAAAATGCAACAATCGTAGAAATCGAAAGCCCCGAAGTTCCTGTTGAAGAACCCGTAAACGAGGTAGAACTTTTGAAAAAGAAAGTTGCCGAAATGGAAGCACAACTCGCTGACTACGGAAAGAAGAAAGAAGATGAAAAAGCTATGATGGCTGAGCAATCTGCTAAGTTTTCACAAGCTATTCAAGAACTGACTGATGTAGTTATCGAACTGACTAAAACTCCTTCGGTTGAACCTACACAACCTAAAGAGGCTTTCAACAAGCACATCGAAAGCAAGAACGACAAGATTTCACGTTTTCTCAATTTGTACACTAAGAAATAATTTTTCAAACAATTAAAATTTAATAAAAATGGCTTTTGACGTATCAGCATTAGCAAACTATACCAAAGAGAATGAAGCTCTATTGGTAACTTCTTCCGTACTCGGAAGTAAAACCGCTACTTTGATTAAAGACCAAGGTAACGTAATGGTAGGTGTAAAATCTGCCGAGACAATCAACATTATGGATACTGACGCTATCTTCCAAAGCGGTTCATCTTGCGGCTTTAACGCTTCAGGTACTACCACTTTCACTCAGCGTACTGTAACCGTAGGTAAGATTAAAGTAAACGAATCTCTTTGCCCTAAAGACCTCGAAGCAAAATATTTGCAGAAGGCTCTGCCTGAGGGAAGCCGTTACGATTCAATCGCTTTCGCTGCCGATTATACCGACAAGAAGGCTGCTCGTATCGCTGCTCAACTTGAAACTGCCATCTGGCAAGGTGCTACTGGCTCTGCCAACGTAAACCTTAACAAGTTCCAAGGTCTGGTAACTTTGATTGGTACTTCTGCCGTTGAAGCTAACAACGCAACTTACTATGGTGGTACTGCAACCGCTATCACTACTGCTAACGTAGTAGCTATCTTCGATGCTCTTTACAAGGCAATCCCTGCCCAAGTAGTTAGCAAAGATGATATGACTATCTGGTGTGGTCAAGACGTGTTCCGTACTTACACTATCGCATTGAAGAACGCTAATATGTTCAACTATGCTTTTGATGGTAAGGCTGATAGCGAGTTCTTCCTGCCTGGCACACCTATCAAGGTTGTTGCTACTCCAGGATTGAATGGTGTAAATAAAATTTATGCCATCCGTTTGAGCAATATGTTCCTCGGAACTGACCTGCTCAATGAAGAAGAAAGATTCGAACTGTTCTATGCCAAAGAGGCTGACCAAGTTCGTTTCGTAAGCGAGTTCAAGATGGGCGTTAACGTAGCCTTCTTGGATGAGATTGCTTCTTTCATCATCTAATTTAAAAGTGGGTAATCTTTCGGGGTTACCCACTCTTAATAACTTTAAAAATTTTTTAATATGCCTTGTGCTTTAACTCAGGGATACACACTCGATTGCAAGGATAGTTTAGGCGGTATCAAAGCTATGTGGGTTATCAATCACGCTAACGTGACTGCGGTAACTGAGGCTTCTGGTATCGTTTCTGCTATTACTAAGGCAGCGGGTAAGGTATTCTACAAATATGAGTTAGTTAAAAACACGGGTTCGCTGACTGAAACCATTACCACTTCCGTTGAGAATGGTACTGTGTTTTACGCACAAGAACTTTCGATTGTTCTTAACAAACTCCAAGCAAATACTCGTAATGAGATTCTGCTGCTTGCTCAATCAACTCTTATGGTTGTTGTTCAAGATGCTAACGACAAATATTGGTTGTTAGGTCGCTTTACAGGTCTTGATGTTACAGGCGGTACGTCTGCAACAGGAACTGCTCAGGGCGATAGAAATGGTTACACGCTGACGTTTACAGGTGGCGAGAAGCAACTTGCTCCCGAAGTCAATAGCGGTATCATTGCAGGTCTTACTTCCTAATGCTTTCGTAGTTCGTAATAGGTAGGTAGATTAGAGCCATCCCTTTCGGGGTGGCTTTTTTTTGGTAAAATCTCACTTAAATTCTATTTAGTGTTATGATATATCTCACAAAGGGGCAAACGAACTCTATCATATTGACCTTAAAGGAAAAACAAACCTTAACAAACCCTAACTATCTTTTTGTGTTTACACATAGGGGTAGCAATATTGTAAGAAGTTTTGTTTTATTGCAGGCGGCTAATATCTCGGCTCATAAGGATAGATACGATGAATTTTCTATTGTTACGAACACATATTTTACGGGTTATGATAGTGGCGAGTGGGAATACGAGATTTACCAGCAAACCTCAACTACGAACACAAACCCTGCATTAGCCACGAGTAAATTAGAAACGGGCA